TTCCGGTATGGCTTGGCACTCCTGATAAGGCTAAGGAAGCGAGCGCAGAAGTCAAGGCGTTCCTGAAGTGGGCGAGTAAAGGTAAAAGGGCTCGTCAGTTCGAGTTTAAGTCCCTCGACTCTATCGTCGGGGATGCTCTGAATCGTTGCTACTTTGACGGAGATATGGATACCGCAAAGTCACTCGCAAAGGCGTATCTGCAATGACCCTCGGCGTTCATCAAGTAGATGGGCGCATCGCTAGTAGCGCGGCACTAAAGATTTCGGCTGCGCTACGCGAAAGCATTGACCCTCGAAAAATAGTTGAGGGATACTTACAAACCCACCCAACCGTGAGCGAGTTTATGTCGCAGGATCGGGCTAGGGCTAGAGCGTGGGCAATGCACAATGTAACCCTTGATAACACCGCTCTAATAGCCGTACTTCGTCAGCACTATGCCGATATGTATGTCACGGGTATTGCCTCGACTTATGATGCTTACGGTAAGGCACTAAGAGCCAAAAAGGCTGAGAAAAAACCCGTCCACAACTGGGATGCGGTGTCGTGGGCAAGCGCAGTTCTCGAGAACGCTATCAACTGGGATACATGGGTGCCGGGTAACTTTGCGGCAGAAGCGTTACTGAAACCCCCGGGGGGATTAGAGAAACTGCTCGGAAAGGTTACGCTCACAACACAAACGCTGAACGGAACAACTTACGACCAAATAGGTAGCCGCCTTGCCGAAGGTTTTTCTATTGGTGCAAGCCCAACAACTCTTTCAACAATGCTCAAGGATGTAATTGGTTCGCCTGATCGCTCGTTAATGATTGCGCTGACCGAAGGATCTCGAGCCGCAAATGTTGCCGCGATGGATTCTTATGCCGCTCTAGGAGTTGAGCAGATCCAATGGGTAGCCTCCGACCCTGATGATGAGGAGTGCGATATCGATGGTGAGGTTACCGATGTTGATGGGGAGTTCAGTAATGGATTAACCGCTGAGGATATTCCGGTTCATCCAAACTGCCGTTGCTCGACTATGGGCATACCGCCTGAGGCTCCGAGTGGATTTACGGATCAGACTGATAACACGGATCAAGCAGAGTAAAGCAATAACCATTACAATTAAACGATAATCCGAGAGAAGGAAAACAATGGCTCTTAATCACTCAAATATCACCGTCGGTACAACTCCAACTTTGCTAGTCACAATTCCAAATGGTGTTGGTTATGTAGCCGTTCAAGTTAATAACCGAGATTCAGCCGCAATTTTTCTTGGCGACAATGCGGTAACAAATACAGTTGGTGTAAATGGTGGCCAAAATCTTGCCGCAGCAGGTAGTGTCCAAATATGGATGCACGGTAATGATTCTCTCTATGCAGTTTCAGCCGCAGGTACCGCTACCGGTGCAGTATCAGTTATCTATTCAGCATAAAAATTAAATGAGCGAAACTTTCGTACCACCAGCCGGAGTAGCCGAAGCCGCTAAACGCGCTCTCGGTTGGATCGCTGACGGTCACGCAGGTGGAGGTTTTACTAGTACCGGAAGAACAAGAGCAGGACAACTTTCAAGGCGTGAAGGAATATCACGCGATACCATTATGCGTATGGTGAGTTTTTTCGCTCGCCACGAAGTTGATAAGAAAGCAGAAGGATTTAATCAAGGAGAAAAAGGCTTCCCGTCTCCCGGTCGTGTGGCTTGGGATGCGTGGGGCGGAGATGCTGGAAAGTCGTGGGCAGAAAGTGTTGCGGCTAAATTGAACAAGGAGAAAGCACCAATGGCAAATGATTTCGCTAATTCGTATGCGGCTATTATTAAGCAAGAAAAGCAAGAGGACGGATCACTCCTTGTCTATGGCAAAGCAACTGACGACTCTCTGGACATTGATCAGCAAATCTGCGACGACACATGGCTCTCATCTGCAATGCCTGAGTGGTTCAAGTCCGGTGGCAACATCCGTGAGCAACATTCTTCGATCGCCGCAGGAGTAGCGAAAGAGTATGAAAGCAAGCCCGATGGTCACTACATCTCTGTTCTCGTAGTTGATCCTGTGAGCGTTAAGAAAGTTGAGTCAGGCGTACTTAAAGGATTCTCTATCGGAATCAAATCGCCTCGTGTTGTTCGTGATCAGAAGGCCGCTAATGGTCGAATCATTGACGGACAGATCGTTGAAGTTTCTCTCGTAGATCGCCCTGCTAACCCTAACGCCAAGTTGATGCTCGCTAAGGCAGTAGATGGTGAAACCTCTCTCGTTAAGGTTGAGGAATACACCGAGAAGGCAGACAAGCCGGATTATGCAAATATGCTTCCGGGTGGAGAGAAGTCCGAACCTGCCGATGCTGATCTTTACGCAAAGGTAAAGGCCGAAGCAAAACAAAAGTTCGATGTTTATCCATCAGCAGTTGCAAACGCGTGGGTCGTAAATGAATACAAAAAGCGTGGCGGAAAATATAAAGCAAAGTCAGACAAATCACTATCAGGAAACGAGAGCAAAATGTTGGCAGAAGTTATTAAAGAATTACACGCAGACTCGGCTAAGTTCGATCAGGCTTCATACGATGCCGCTCGTAGAGGTCTAGCGCAACTTATCATCTCTGAAGCAAGCGAAATTGGCGAAATGGATTCTGACGAGCGTGATGATATTGACACACTTCTTGCCGCTCTCAAGCATCTCTTTAATTTCCGTGATGGTGAAATTGACGAAGATCAAGAGGCTGGTATGGCTCCGGGGATGATTAACCTCGCCGCTGATATGACCTCAAAGGATTGCGACTGCGATGGTTGCGCCGCTTGTCAGGAAGATGGCGGATGCGATGAGGATGTATGTAAGGGATGCACAAAAATGTCTGCGAAGTCTGCCGATATTTCTAAGTGCCTCGAGTGCGGATGCCATGATGTATCTAACTCACACGGCAAGACACAGATTCTTACACCGGGTACAAGCGATGGCAATGCCGCAGTTGCAAATGTATCAACTGCCGTAATCGTTACCCCTGAGCAGAACGCTGGATCAATTAAGTCAGCCGATGCCGAAACTCCTGCCGATGCCCGTGTTGAGGAAGTCAAGGACGAGACTGTCGTTGATGAAGTCAAGGAAGAAGTTGCAGAAGTTGAAGAAACAGAGATTCTCAGTGAGAAGTTCGTAACTTCGATCATTGAGAAAGCAGTACAGAGTGCGTCTGAAACAGTCAAGGCTGAGATCGCTTCTTACGAAACCGCATTAAAGGCGGCAGAAGAGAAGGCGGTAGCACTTGAGTCAGAACTCGTAATTGCAAAGTCAGCAGCAGTAGCCGGTGGTCCAAAGCGGACTGGTCGCGTTAAAGTTGATGGCTCAAATGAACTACTAATCAAAGCCGCTGAATACCGACTAAAGGCATCAGCAACCTCAGACCCTATTCTCGCTAAAGGTTACAAGGCACTTGAGAAGGAATATCTCTCAAAGGCTAGCGGAACCTCAAGCGAAGAATAAAAACCCACTCGAAAGGAAATACCTCAATGGCGCTTCAAGCACCTAAGGCTTCCGACCTCTTCGGTGATGAAATCTCACCTAAGAAGGCCGCTAAGCGTATGGACGAATTTCAGTCTGAACTGAATAAGTCTTTCTCACTACCAAACACACAGGGTATGACCCCTGCTCAGGATCCAACTGCGGCTCTCGAAGCACTTGCGGCTACTAAGTCACTTGCTCCAGATGCACTTGCTGGATTGAACAACGCGATTGCATCTCAGCGTCTTGCCTTGCAGGATGTTCAGAAGGACATTTCGCTCACATCACCACTTAGCACATCTTTCGCCGCCTTCGATCTCGAAGCACCTGCGAAGTTGCTTACACCTCGCCCAACACCACTCCGTAACCGTATCCCTCGTAAGAAGGGCGTAGGTACTTCACACCGTATCAAGCGCATCACCGGTTACACAGGTACAGGTACAGGTGGACAAGGACAGATCTGGCCAGGAATCACAGAATCAACTACAACTGCATTCGGTTCAATTAACTTTGAGCGCGGTTCAAAGATTTCGTACACTGCTGACGACATCATCCTTCCATACAACTCATACTCACTATCTGATAGCGTTTCATTCGACGCTAACTTCTCAGGTCTTGGATATCAGGATCTTCGTCAGTTGTCTTCAACATCAACACTTTATGCAACAATGTTGATGGAAGAACGCATGATGCTTATGGGTCGTGGAACTGCAACAGGTTATGCTGGCGCACTTTCTGCTCCTACAATCACCGTTACTGCTCCTTCAGCAGGTACCGGTCAGGTAGCACTCGCTAACGCAACTTACTATGTCTATGTAACTGCAGACGCTGGTATCTCATCAACAGGTTTTGGTGAGTCAGTAGTTTCATCAGTTGCTACACAGGCAACTTCATCTCAGGTTCTCAAGATCGTTGTGAACACACCGGTCGTTGGAGCACTTGGTTACAATGTCTATATCGGTACAACAACTGGCGTTGCTAACGCTAAGTATCAGGGTACTTTCAAGAGCCTCACAGGTTATGTCGTAGGCGCAGGATCAGCAACAGTAGGCGATACTCTCGTTTACTCAACTGCATCTTCAATCCTTGCTTCACGCGCATCATCTGATACCTCTGCATACGCAACAGGTTACGATGGTATTCTTACAACCCTTCTCGGTTCAAACACCGGATATAACAACAACATCAACTCAACCTTCTCGAACACAAATGCTGGTACTGAGTTCCAGACTGTCTTCGCTAACCTCTACGCAAGCGTAAAGGCTGATCCAGACGAGATCTTGATGAACGGTTCAGATCGTAAGCAACTCTCTGATGCAATCAAGGGTTCAGCGAACGCTAACTACCGTCTCAACATTTCTCAGGATGAGACAACTGGCGTTACCTTCGGTTCAGTCGTTAACGGAATCGTTAATGAAACAACCGGAAAGTCACTCGGAATCACAGTTCACCCATGGCTTCCACAGGGCGTTTCTCCTGTTATGTCATATACCCTTCCTATCCCGGACACCGAAGTCAGCGATATCTGGGCTAACTACCTCGTGCAGGATTACATGGGAATTCAGTGGCCAGTCACTCAGTTCGCATACGAGTTCAGCACATACTTCCGCGGCACATTCTTCTGTTCCGCACCTGCTTGGAACGGTATCGTTTCAGGTATTGTCGCAGCATAGTAATACCGGCATAACGGCAGGGAGAGGGTCTTACGGCTCTCTCCCTGTTTTACAAGAAAGGCAGACAAATGGGACGATTAGTACCAAGAGACGGATTCGCTCGAGAAGTTGAGATCACCCGCCAGTCAGGAAGTAAGATCCTAAAGGCTGGTAAAGATGGGATGTATCGAGTAGAAAATCCTAAAGATATTCAGGCATTGAAGGCAGAAGGTTTTACCGAAGGCAACTTAGCGTTACATACAACTGGCGACGGAGATCGCGGGTATAATTGCGATAACTGTGGCTTCGGATCGTGGTTCAAATTGTGTTCTAAGTGTGGACACGAATCGTCAGCACCTAAAACAGACGGAGATTAAAAAATGACCTCAGCGGTTTCGCCGATCACCCAGTTTCAGTCAGGCTCTTATCTCACTATTGCTGAGTATAAGAACGCCCCGACTGCGATTGATTACAACAACCTCGTGGTTGGCGGAACCTCTGCGCAACAGGATGCTGAACTTGCCTCAGTAATTCAGCGGGCATCTTCGTGGATCGATATTTATGTAAACCAGCCTTTGATCGCTCAGAACTTCCAAGAGCAGTCCCGTACCCGTATTACCCAAGAAGGGTTTATGGTCATTTCGCCTGACTACAACAATGTCGTGGCGGTGAACTCTCTCGCTTATGGTGCTACTCCTACGGCTATGACTACCGTCACCGATGGCGCTCTACAGTCATGTTGGTTTGAGAAGTCACAAATCATCTACCCTATGAGTCAGGTCGGAATTGGCTACTCATCTCAGGGTCCGTTATCTTTCGGTTTCCCGCCAACAGTTCGCTCTCGTATCTATGCCTCATATAACTATTGCGCTGGATACTGTAATGGACTGATCTCATCCGCGACCGCTGGTCAATCCTCCTTTACTATGATCGACCCAATCGGACTAACCGCTGGCACAGTCGTGACTATCTATGACGGTCAATATACTGAGCAGGTAGTCGTTTCACCTTCATATACCTATGGATCAAGCACCGTGGCTATTACTAGCCCGCTCAAGTATGCACACGCTTCCGGTGTAGCCGTTGGCAATATGCCACAGGCAGTCAAAGAGGCGGCTATCTTGGCGACTACTGATTTCCTCAAGGTTCGTGGCGATAACTCCTTGACTATGGCAATCACAACGCGAGCAACCGCTGGTCCAGCCGCTAGTTCCGTATTCGGATCTGATCTTGAATTGGCCAAGCAACTCCTTGCTCCATTCCGACGGATGCGCTAAATGGCAGTCGGCAGAACCCAACTCCGCTCTACTCTTTACAATTACCTCGTTGGTGCAAGTATTCCTACGCTCAATCAGATCTTTACTTCATTTCCTAAGCGCATCAACTATCAGGTAAACGCAACCGCAGGTCAGATGAGTCGTGCCGCCGCCGTAATCTTTATTCAGAGCGAACGCGAAACTCGTTTGGCAGTAGGTGGCGCAACCGGTGGTTGGAAGCGTGTTGATTCCCAAGTGATCTTGCAGGTTTTCCACCACTCGGTTTTGAATAACGCCGAAGATGCAATGACGGATTTTGATACACTAGTGGACAACATCAAGAATACGCTTCGAGCCAGTCATAACTTCGGTGATACATCGCAAGTAAATGTGTGGCAAGGCGCGGAACCTGTGATCGACTGTATCTATGG